CACGGTGTACCCCGACCAGGCGCCGCCGTCGACGCGGACCGCGGTGACGGCCGCTGCGTTGGGGATGTACCCGTTGAGGAGCACGGCCGTTTTCCCGCCGTCGGCGAGGATCGTCTTCGTCTGCTGCAGCACCGGTCCGACGAGAGACTCGATGATGGGGGTCGCCGCCTGGATGTAGGCGATGATGTCCGCGTCGCGGGCGGCGTCCGTGTTCTTGTAGCCGAGTCCCGTGTTGGCGTACTCGAGCGTGATCAGACCGCCCGCGACGTCGGTCATTGGTCCTCAGCCCCTCGCGTCGCCGTGCCCTCGGTGGGCGTCGCGTCGGTCGGGGTGATGTCCTCGCCGTGGAGTGCGGCCTCGTGACGAGCCCACGCAGCGAGCGAGCCCGTGGAGCGGTCAGCGAGGGCCGTGAAGCTGTCCCCGCGGTTCTCGTCCGCGACGAGCTCGCGGTAGTTGTCCTGCAGCCAGTCCGGCAGCGACGTGATGAACGGGGCAGCGGCAGGTGTGGGCTCCTCGGCGGGAGCGAACACGGGCACGCCGTCGGCGGGCGGCTGCTCGCCTTCGGGCGCCGGGATCTCGGCGGGTGTGGGCTCCTCGGCGGGAGCGGGCTTGCGCGGTGCCATGGTGACTCCTTGTCAGGTGTGGGGGCGCGCCGCCCACCGGGTGAGGGTGGGCGGCGCGCCGTTCACTGTCAGAACGTCGGCGCGACGAGACCGAAGCCGGCGGCGGAGTTGCCGCCGACGACGCCGACAGCGGACGGGTAGCGACCCGCGGTGAACGCGATGTACCCGTACGCGACGAGGCGGTACGTCAGCTGCTGGCCGACGGGCTGCTCGAAGCGCAGCGTGAACGGGGCGGACGGGTCCTCCCACAGCATCAGGTCCTCACGGCGAGCCGCGATGACCTGGTCCTCCGGGCCGGTGCCGACCGCGGTCGGGATCGACGCGTCGACCACGACCGGGATGCCGAACAGCCATCCGACGGGGGCGGAGGAGCGGACGTCCTCGCCGACCTCGGACTCGGCGACGCCGATGCCGTTCATCGGGCCGTTGGTGTTCGGCACGACCAGCGGGCGGTTCGAGGAGTCCAGCTGCGTGAGCAGCCAGTTCCACCGGCGCGGGTGCATGACGATCACATTCGGACCGAAGTACCGCGACGTCTCGACGGCGTTGATCGCGCCGGCGAGCTTCGTGTAGAAGGTCGCGACGGTCGCCGCGGCGCCGAACGCGGAGGCCTGGTTGATGCCCGCCGTGTTCAGGATGCCGAGCGCCTGGCCCGCCGCGCCGGTGCCGGAGATCACCTGCTGGTTGACGTTGACCGCGTACGCGCCGAGCAGGTCGGCGAACACGATCTGGTCGACACCCGCTGCACGCTCGATCGCCTGCCGGGAGATGTCGTTGTAGCCGCCGACCGTGACGATCGGCACGGTCACGTTCGACCACACCTCGTCCTGCGTGGTGAGCGCGGTGTTCTCCGACGCCTGCACGGACGTGGTGGCGCCGGTCGTGCCGCGCGGGATGATCAGCGACATACCCTCCGAGGGGAGGTCGAAGTGCTGCACGATGTTCGCGGTCGGGCGGCCAGCGCGCGCGATGAGCGCGTACTGGTCGACGAGGTACTGCGGCGGGATGATGCCCGCGAACGCCGGCGTCGCAGCGGCACGCTTGGAGAACCGGCCAGCGGCACGGGCCTCCGTCTCGTGCTTCTGCAGACGCTCCGACACCTCGGAGCGCATCTGGCCGGTGGAGAACGCGAACAGGTCGCCCAGGAACTCGCCCTTGTTCCGCTCGTTGTAGACCGTGTCGCGGTCCTGGGTGCGGAACGTGCCACCCTCGGGCGCGTTGTCGAGCGACCGCGACTCCTGCGAACGCTGGTCGAGCTCGGCGTCCTTGGCCTGCTCGGCACGCCACTCGGCGACCTCGGCGTCGATCGCGTCGATCTGCTCGCCGAGCGTGCGGACCTGCGCGGTCTTCTCCGTGAACTCGGTGCGCTGCTCGTCGGTGAACGAGGCGTCGGCGGCGAGGCCGTCGACCATGTTGCGCTGCTCGGCGCGAATGCCGGAGCGCTGCTGCTCGAGCGCGGCCTTGCGGCGCAGAGCCTGCTCGATGAGTGCCTTCCAGTTCATGGCTGGAACTCCTTCCCCCGGTGTGCCCGGGATGATGTGGTGATGGTGGGTTGCGCGCTACGCATCCGGCTCATCTGGCCTGCCTTCCCTCCTCTGGGGTCGGCGGGCAGCGCAAGCACCCCGGGCTGTGCCGGGGTGAGTCTCGGTGGTTCAGATCGCGTCGTCGAAGCCCGCGTCGAGCAGGGCCTCGATGGTGGCCTTGTCGGGGCCCGTGATCGGCTTGTGGGTGGCGTCGATGTCGCTGTCCGCGTCGGAGATCCGCACGTCCGTCTCGCCGGCGAGGCGCTGCTGCGCGGCCTCGTAGACGGAGCGAAGGACGGGCATGGGGAGGTCGTCGACGGCGGTGAGGGCGGCCTGGGCGCGGGCGGCGATCGACGTGTTCGGGTTCGCGCCGTAGTTCACCGCGGAAACGTCGCCGCGGTGCAGGTCGACCTCGAGGATCCGGTACTCCTCGTAGTCCGGGGACCACTGGCCGCGTACGATCTGGAACGCGAACGACATCTCCGTGATGTCGCCGTCGTCGATCGCCGCGACGAGGTCCTTCACGTCGGACCGCTCCGGGTTGAGGTACGCGCTCGAGAGCAGGCCGTGCTCGTCCGCGGACAGCTCGAGCGTGCCGTTCGTGGTGCGGGCCATGGTGAGGCCGCGGTGGTTCACCAGGAACGACACGTCGGCGCCGGCGCCGAGGGTGCGGTCGAACGCGCGGGCGTCGATCGTCTCGGTGTACGGGCCGAACATGTCGTACATCTCGTACGGCTCTTCGACGGTCGACGCATAGCCCTCGAGGTGACGGAACGACTTCCCGTCCCGCTCGACGAGCTGGGAGCGGATCTGCCCGCCGTGCCACTGCTCGCGAGCAGGAGCCGACGGGATCCCGCCGGGGTGCGCGGTGTTCGCGGCGCGACGGCCGGCGATGTCTGCACGGATCTTCACTTCGAGCCTCCGATCTGGGGCGCGAGCGGCGCCGGCGGGAGTTGGTGGGTGATGCCGAGCGCTTCGAACTCGGCGAGCTCGTCCGTGAACGGCTGACGGTTCATCAGCGCGCGCGCCTCGGACGGGGCGGTGATCTTCCCAGCGACCTCGGAGGTGAGGACGCGGGACGTGGTCTCCGGGTCCATGCGGAGGATCGCGTTGGTGTTGAGCTTCACGAACCGCGGTGCGGGGAGCATCGTGGACAGGGCATCCTCACGGCGGGCGACCGCGCCGCCGAGGTGCATGATCAGCAGCTGCAGGTTGCGCTGCGTGATGTTCGCGTAGGTGATCGCCTGCCCCTTGGTGGCGACGTCGATCAGATCTCCGGGCACGCCGAAGAAGCGCGCGGCCGCGGCGTCGGCGTTGTCCTGGGCCGCGAGGAACTGCGTGTCGGCGATGGCCGCGTTGATCGTGGAGAACTCCCAGTCCTTGCCGGTGACGAACACGTCGCCGCCCTCCACCGCGACCTTGAACCGCTCCTTGACCTTGTCGGCCTCACCGTCGGCGAGGGTTTTGCCGACGTTCTTCAGGTGCGCGTTCGGGGTGATGCCGTGGTTCCCGAACCACTCGAGCGCGAACTCGGCGGCCGACTGCCACGTCGACAGGGACCAGGCCGCGTAGGCGATCGGCGAGAGACCGACGGGCAGGCCGGGGACGGTGTACTGCCGCTCGTGCCAGATCTGCTCCGTCGGGACGACCTCCCCCTTGACGCGGTACTCGATCTCGCCCTTCACGACGGTCACCGTGACATCGGCCTGGGCGAGCAGGTCGATGCGCCGCGGCTTGTTGTTGCCGTCCACCTCGCGGATCAGGCCGAAGCAGTTCCCGTAGCGGTCGAGATCGATCTGCGTCGAGTACATCCACTCCCGCATGGACAGCAGCTGAGGCGACGGCGAGGACAGGACCGGCGGCTTCGCCACCTCGAGCTGAATCCCGCCGGCGAGACGGAACGCGTCGATCGGAAACGAGCTGATCAGATTCGCGCGCAGCTGCAGCGCCGCCCAGACGGAGGACTGACGGAACGCGGCATCCGCGGAAACGATCGGACTGGCGTGACTCGATCGTGAACGGGACGGCCACCAGGGAGTGCTCGAGGGAGCATCACGTTTCTGGAACACGTGCTACCCCTTCCCGTTGTGGTCGAGCAGCAGGCCAGTGCCCGCGAGCGCGATACCGGCGGCGATCAGCGCTGCGGCGAGGCCGAAGGCGAGGCCCACACCGGTGACCGCGATGAGGAGTCCCACCAGAAACAGGAGCTCGGCGAGGTACTTCAACGTGGCGCCTCCTAGGCGATCGAATCCATGACGTCGTACTCCGGCTCGCCGAGCTCGATGCGCAGGGCGGCCGGGCCGATCGACACGGCGACGAGAGGGCAGATGATCGACGTGGCGCGTCGCGTGTCCCACACGCGTGCGTCGCCGGTTGTCCACGCGGCACCGCCGACGGCGATGTCGAGCGGCAGCTGCCCGTCGTCGCGGTGCACGATCGTGGGCGGGGTTGCGGTGATCCCGTCGGCGTACTCGGCGACCGCCGCGGCGTAGTCCGCGCGCGACAGGACGATGAGCTCGATGTCGTGCCGCGCGAGGGTGTCCGCCATCACGGCGGCCTGCCCACCGGGCACGCAGTAGACGCGGCGCGGCGCCTTCGGGTTCCGCGCGAACAACGCCACCAGGAACGGGACGATCCAGTGCGTAGACCGCTCGTGCTTGACCAGCTCGGACTGGATGTCGCCTGCGGTGTTCGTGCCGCACCAGGCGATCGACGCCCAGTCGCGGTGATTGCCGACGTCCAGCAGCACGACCCGCTCGCCGACGATGTCCTCGTCGACGGCCGCGTCGCCCCACTGCTCCGCGGTGAACACCGCGTCCTTGCCGATGCTGGCCCAGATCCCGAGCCGCTCGCGGCGGAACTGCTCGTCGGATCCGGTCTCGCGCGCGAGGGTGTCGTACTCGTCGCGCACGTACTCCTCGGAGATGCGGATCCCGAGTCCCGGGTTCGCTTCGTACCAGGCATCGACATCATCGGATGCTGCGGACTCGTCGACCGACCACTCGAAGTAGGCGAGGCGCTGCGCGGTCTTGTCGATCGCCTGCCGGCGTAGCGCGGCGAGCTGCGTCGACTCGGGCATGCCCGCCGAGGACGTGAACCAGACCTGCGGGTTGCCGACCTTCGACCGGGCCGCCATCGTCGGCAGCAGCGCCGCCATCTCGTCCAGGCTGAGCGCGTACGCCTCATCCAGCACGACGAGGTCGCCAGTGAAGCCGCGCCCGGATCCCTTCGACCGGGCCGCGTACGTGAGCCGGTTGCCGTTCTTCAGGGTGATGCCGGGCTTGTTGCCGGTGCGCATCCCCGGGATCCGCTGGGACTCCTCGGCGTCCTCACCGGCCTCCATGCCCTCGACCAGCTCGAGCAGCTCGGGCGTCGCCTTGAGCCGCGCCATCAGCGCCATCATTGACTCGTTCGCGGTCTTGTACTCGTGCGCCGTGTGGACGATGACCTTCTCGCCGAACAGGAACAGGCCGGCGAGCTCGCGCGCCTCGAGCAACGCGTTCTTGCCGTTCTGACGGGGCACGACGAGGCAGTTGCGGAACGAGGTCCAGCGGCCGTCCTCCCGCTCGCCGAGCGAGCCGCGGAGCACGTACTCCTGCCACGGGTCCAGCTCGAGGCCGGCGACCGCGGCGAGATCGATCGCGTCGTCGGCGGCGGTCGTAAAGTACGGCGGGT